CAAAGTCCTTCATCAATCAAACAACTACTATCCTTTCAAAGACAAAGTGTAGTGAATGAGTTGTTAGAGTATTATGGTTGTACTGATACAGGTACTTTATCTGTTAAATTGTCCATGCTATGAACCTGTTAGAGCAAGCAGCACACTTAAATGAGGAGTGGAAAGCATATTGGAGACAAGCAAACGTACCTTATGAAATCGGTTCTACATGGGTACAAGACCTGTATATAGCAAGTATATTTAGTTTAGAGTCAATCAAGAAGACAGTTAACGACGCATTACTTGCTTGGAAAGGAGATTATACAATGATTACTGAGTTGTTACTTGCTGTGAATTATATGGCATGGAACTTTGATGGTTCCAATCATTCATATTGCCAATACTTCACAGATGAGTATTACAACATTTTAGATATTATGGAGCAGGATTTTGACAATGACCAATTAGAGCAGTTGTATAGGTTAATTGACTGATACATAGGAACTTCTAAAAAGAATGGGATTGTTTAAGCAGTCCCATTTTTTGTGTTTTAACGAAGATGGTGAACCACTTCGAGTAGTGAATCTAAGCAACTTTTATCCTTTACCTAATAATTTATATTAGTAAACAATTTAACTGTCTTATACGTCAAATAAACTGCCTTATACGTCATTTTACATATAACATGTTTGGTTGTATGAAAAATAAATTGTATCTTTGCAGAAAATTTGCATAATTATGGACAAATTGACAGCAGAGCAAATGGAATATTTGCGTACAAGAGAGTTTGAATTGTGGTATTATTTACCTGACCAAACACCTGAAAACTCTGAAGATGAGGAGAAAGGAAATTGTACTTTTTGGATTAAGGGAGATGACATCTATTTTGGTAACGGATTATACTCACGAAAACTAAATGAAGTAACAGACTCTTATTTGGATTTAGCAGATAATGTAATAGACGACATCGATAGCAAAACATCTGATGAAATTTTGTGTCTAAACTTCATGTACAATGTTCTGCTTAGATTAGGTAAGTATTTATATGATTTTTGTTATGCAGCAGAGCATGAGTGTCAGTCATTCTCATATATTATTAGAGAAGAAGACAGTTCGGAAATTGAATATGAAGGAGATATAGTGTGGGATTTGTCTGATTTTATATAATTATTTACTTATATTAAACACCAAACGTCTTTCCTTATAGATATTTCTACAAAATTGCAGGTGAATCCATTTGGATTTGCCTGCTTTTTCACGTATCAACTTATCATAACTACAATTCTCTACAAGGAAATCAATTAAGTCTGTGTCCCAACGCAGATCAACTGCCAAACCTAATCTGTGTTTACTATCTTTTACACCACCAACAAGCACATTTAACTCATCACAACGATACCCACTATTGATGTATATAGGTTTACCATATTGCTCTCTGATTTCGTTTAATCTATTGAGTGTATAGTTTAGGTTGTCTATAATTGTTTCATCAGTAGGGGTATTATCAATGTTGTGCTTTTTGGCAGTATTTGAACGCAAAATCTCACTAACCTTAAAATATTTAGTGTCTTTCAACTCCATTATTATTTGTTATTTTCTGCTCCTTCTATTTTGATTTTGCTATCTCCTTTGTCTATCTCAATTGAAGCACCATTTCTTAATGCTTTTATGAAGTCAGGGATTTTTGTTACAGTACACATAAATCCGAGTTCTCCAATAACAACTAATACAGAGTTGTCTATCACTCCTGTTGGTGGTAAACAGAAACCAACTACTGCTAATATAATAGAAACCAAGAAGCAAGCAAAATTTATAATGTCAGCAATTGTCATATCCTTAAATTTTGTCTTCATTGTGTTAAAATTTTAGATTTTTATTCATACATATAATAGTTTGGGTCACACTAAGTGTAACCCAAACCAATCAAAAATGTATGTGAATATAACAATTATCCTACATAGTCTTCAACTGTCCAACCACTTGGAATACCACCTGTACCTGTTGTCCAAGCAGTCATATTAGGGTCTTTTATAAATGTACCTCTTGAAGATACTCCAATAACCCAATTAAATGTACAAACGGAAGCACTAATATCAGTTGCTAAACATGTAATTTTATTGAGTTTAGAACAATTTTGAAACATACTACTATAACAACTAGGAGCAAGTGTAGTAGCAGGCAATTCAGGTGCTTCAACTAATGAAGTACAACCTTTGAACATACCACCATAACAGTAATAAGCAAGTTCAGTTGCAGGCAATTCAGGTGCTTCTGTTAATGAAGTACAATTATAAAACATACTATTATAACAACTATTAGCAAGTGTAGTAGCATGCAATGCAGGTGCTTCTGTTAATGAAGTACAATTATAAAACATACTATTATAACAACTATTAGCAAGTGTAGTAGCATGCAATGCAGGTGCTTCTGTTAATGAAGTACAATTATAAAACATACAATAATAACAATAATATGTAAGTGTAGTAGCAGGCAATTCAGGTGCTGTTGTTAGACTAGTACAATCTCTGAACATACAGTAATAACAATTATTAGCAAGTGTAGTAGCAGGCAATTCAGGTGCTGATGTTAGAGATGTACAACCACTAAATAAATAATATCCACAATAATTCTTTATTGGTGCTTCTAAGTCTTGATAGTTCCAAATAGCATTACAATTTCCACTTGCTGCAATTTTACCACTCATTTTAAACTGAGTGTAATTAGAACCTGTATTATGAGCACTTAAAATACCACGAATATATGCTTTATCACCTGTATTAGATAAACTAATTGAAGTTGAAGTGTCCATTGTATTCCAATTATTAGTATCAGTGCTATATTCTAATGTTTGATTTGTACTTAATTTATTTAATCCAATTGTACTATTTGCTTCTTCTGCTGTGAAAGTAACATAAGGTAGTGTTAAATCAGGTCCATCAGACTCACTGTAATTTTCAACTTGCCAATTTTCAGGAATACCACTTGCTCCTGTTGTCCAATCATTCATATCAGGATTTTTGATAAATGTACCTGTTACACTTACAGCATGTAACCAATTGTCTGTACTACCACCATCAATAGTTGTTGCCAAACAAGTAATTTTATTGAGATTAGAACAACCTTCAAACATACTTGAATAACAAGATGAGTGAAGATGTGTAGCAGGCAATTCAGGTACTTCTACTAATGATGTACAACTGTTAAACATATAAGCATAACAATTAGAAGAAAGTTCAGTAGCAGGCAATTCAGGTGCTGTTGTTATAGCAGTACTATCCATAAACATTGCATCATAACATCTATGTGCTAATGTAGTCGCAGGTAATATAGATTGTATTTTTGTTAGTGAATGACAATTTCTAAACATACTACCGTAACAACCTTCTGAAAGTTCAGTAGCAGGCAATTCAGGTGCTTGTGTTAGAGCATCACAACTATTAAATAAATTATAACCACAAAATGCTTTTAATGGAGCATATAAGTCTTTATAGTTCCAAATATTATTACAATTGCCACTTGCTGCAATTTTACCTGACATCTTAAATATTGTATTATTAGCATCATCATTATTAGCACTTAAAATACCACGAATATATACTTCATCACCTGTATTTGCTAATGTGATATTAGTTGAAGTGTCCATTGCGTTCCAACTTATAGTATCATTGCTATATTCTAATTTTTGATTTGAACTTAATCTTTCTAATCCAATTGTACTATTTGCTTCTTCTGCTGTGAAAGTAACAAAGTTTGAATTATTATAATCTTCAACAGTCCAACCACTTGGAATACCACTTACTCCTGTTGTCCAATTATTGTTATCAGGATGTTTAATAAATGTACCTGATGAAGATACTCCTGTAACCCAATCAGTTGTTGCATTAGTTATTCCATCATTTGCTAAACAAGTAATTTTATTGAGTTTAGAACAACCATAAAACATTTGTTCATAACAGAATGAATGAAGATAAGAAGCATATAATACAGGTGATTCTACTAATGAAGTACAACCACTGAACATACCACAATAGCAGTTACTTTTAAGTTTAGTAGCAGGCAATTCAGGTGCTGTTACTAATGAAGTACAATTATAAAACATACCAAAATAACAATCATTTGCTAATGTTGTAGCAGGCAATTCAGGTGCTTCTACTAATGAAGTACAACCATTGAACATATACATACAACAATAAGGTGCTAATGTAGTAGCATTTATTTTTTGTGCTGTTACTAATGAAGTACAACCATTGAACATTTCATAGTAACAATATCTTGATAATGTTGTAGCAGGCAATTCAGGTGCTTCAACTAATGAAGTACAACCATTGAACATACCACTATAACAAAATTCTGTAAGTTCAGTAGCAGGCAATTCAGGTGCTGTTACAATACTACAATCATTGAATAAATGGTCACCACAATGTGCTTTTAATGGAGCATTTAAGTCTTGATAGTTCCAAATAGCATTACAGTTTCCACTTACTGCAACTTGACCACTAATATTAAATTGTGTATAATTAGAAGTACTATTATCACCATTCAATATACCACGAATATAGACTTTATCACCTGTATTAGGTAAACTAATTGAAGTTGAAGTGTCCATTGTGTTCCAATTAGTAGTATCAGTGCTATATTCTAATGTTTGATTTGTACTTAATTTATTTAATCCAATAGTACTATTTGATTGTTCTGCTTTGAAAGTAACATAAGGTACATCAGGATCTTTTACAATCCAACCATCAGGAATACCACCACTTCCTATTGACCAATTATTCATATCAGGATTTTTAACAAATGTACCTCCTGATGGAATACCAATAGTCCAATTTACTGTACAACCTTCTGCACTATTATCTGTTGCTAAACAAGTAATTTTCTTAATGTTATAGCACTCATAAAACATACTATCATAACAATAAGGTACTAATGTTGTAGCAGGTAATATAGGTGATTCTACTAATGATGAACATTGAACAAACATATTTTTATAACAATAATCTACTAATGTTGTAGCAGGTAATATAGAAGGTCCTGTTACTAATGAAGAACAACCTCTAAACATTTCATAGTAACATTTATATGCAAGTTCAGTAGCAGGCAATTCAGGTGCTGTTACAATACTACAATCATTGAATAAATGGTCACCACAATGTGCTTTTAATGGAGCATTTAAGTCTTGATAGTTCCAAATAGCATTACAATTTCCACTTACTGCAACTTGACCACTAATATTAAAATGTGTATAATCAGTATCAGTATTATCACCACTTAATATACCACGAATATATACTTTATCTCCTGTATTTGCTAATGTGATATTAGTTGAAGTGTCCATTGTATTCCAATTAGTAGTATCAGTGCTATATTCTAACATTTGATGTGTGCCTAATTGTCTTAATCCAATTGTACTATTTGCTTCTTCTGCTGTGAAAGTAACATAATTAACAACAGGTTTACTATTCAAAGAAGCAACAGCAATTGCATATATAGTTTGTAATCCTTCTGTGTTTACTCCTTGTCTTTCTGCTATTGCTTTACGGAGAAAATAGATATTGTCATAAAGTGAACTATCTCCACCTAAAAAGTCTAATATCTTCTTTTCAATTTCGTACAATAGTGGTGTAGTAGTTTGAATATCTCCACCTAATTTTCTCAATGTTTTTAATCTGACTTCAAATTCTGTCTTACATTCACTTGTGTCACCGAGACTTCTCAAATATGCTAAGTCTGCTTCAAAGACAGTACTGTAATTTTTATTTTCCATATTTATATATAGTATTTTTAATTATTTTCTTGTATCTGTACAACAACAGTACTATACCCACTAACATTATAAACACCATTTTTAGTGATTGTCATTTGTAGAGTTCCGAAATCGTTTTCTTCGCAGTCTAAACGTTCTGTGTCGTTAATTGTATTTTTTAGTACATCACTAAGAACTACTTCACAGAAAGCACCACCACAATAGTCAGCAAATTTCTCTGTGAATAATGTGTAGTTAGCAGAGGTTAGTTCCACATCACTATTTAGACTTACTATTTGTTGTAATATTTGTTGGATTACAGAAATACCTGTTGATTGTACATAAATTCTATTGCTATTATCATCAGTTAATCTATCAATATAGAACAAAGTAAAGTTATAGTCAGTAGATGACGTATCAGAATTGATAGTTGACATCGTCATAAATAGACATGGGTACTTATGATTGCCACTATTCATATACTCATAAACATCACCTTCTCCAAACTCCTGTATTATCTGATGTGAAGCAGATATATTTTTGAGTGTTTCAATTAAATTATAATATTTCATGTTAAGTTGTTTATTTTATTATATGTCACCTAAATATATACCGCAACACTCAACGTCTTCTTTATGTTGTTTGTTTACACATTGGTTATATTCAGGATATTTAGCACTATTCTCACAAAGAAAATCTTTCATCTTAATAGCATAACTGTTAGCATATCTATTGTATTGTTCTATAAGCAGTTGATTGTTCTTATAATCTAAGTGTGCTTTATTGGTATCTTCATTTGTTATAACACCTGAATTAACCATTTTATAGTTCAATCCGACTTGTATAGAAGACATTACTTTCCAAATCATATATGGTGTTATATACTCATCTAAAAGCAATTTATAATCTTCATTGTTGATTATAGTGTCATTTTCAACCATATCACACAATTTACGAACTAATGCTTCTCCTATAAGTGTTTGTAAGTCAATATCTTGTGTTGCTTGTATTGCTATTGATATATATTTTCCATCAACGTTATTGTTTACTAACGAATAAGTTTTAATTGTTTTCTCACTAATCAAATATACCTTTTTCATTATTCCTCCTTCCAATTTATTGCAAATGGTTTGAACTCTATTTCTACACCGATTTTGTTAAATATCTTTTTGAAGTTGTTTTGTATTGGTTTAATCACAGTTGTATTGAAAAGAACGTAAGCATTTTCAAACTCTTGTGAAGCAAATCCTGTACTCTCATTCAAACCTAACAACATCGGATTTATTCTGAATGATACAAATAAGTCATGTTCTGAACTGTCTTGTAAATTCTTATACAAATCACCCATATTATCAGGTTGTAATCTAATCACTTCAACTTTGCCTTCATCATTTGGGTTGTTTATTACCAACATCTTACCTGCATTGTTACTACCTGTGTAACCGTCTTCCAATTTCTGCTTTACTTCTTTCAACTCTTTTGACTTCATTTGTGTACCATTGAAAGACACAATAGCACCACCTGAAAAGTTGTTTACAATGTTATTTAAGTTGAAATTACGTGTTTGATTTAACACTTCAACAGACTTTAATGCTGAAACCCAAATAGGAATTGGATTGATATTTCTTGTTATATTACCACGATAGTACAAAATAAAGTGGTCTTGTTGCTCTTTTGAGTCATATAAAGGTAGTTCAATTGTATCTTTACCACTATAAGAACCCCATTTGTTAGATAAAAATGCTGTTGTAAGTTGTTCATCAACTCTAACATTTTGTACATCTTGATAATTGATACGAACTATATCACCTTTCTTATTTCTGATACACTCAATAGCAAAACCACCAAAAATAACAAAGTCTAAGATACATTTTTGAACTACTTCTTCTATGCTTTCTCCTTCATCAGATAAATATGAGTAGTTTGAAATGATACCTTCTCCAAAAGTATAGTTAACAAAGTTGTTAATAATTGCTTGTAGATTGCTACACTTCAAATAACAATCCCATAAATAATTAGGAAGTTTATTGTTTTCTCCCCAATTCACCCACTTACGATTTGTCTTTTTATCTATAACATCAGGCACAATTACTTCTTTTGTCTCAATATGTGCAAACTCAAATGATATAGATTGTGAGTTGTTTGTTTTTTCGTTGCTCATATATTCATTGTTTTTTATATTTCGTATTGTATAGTTTGTGTTTCGTATTGGTATGATTTAATAGACTCATCTTCATAGTCATCAAATTGTAATATACCACTACCAATTACATTCATATTGTTGTTATAAAAGTTATAATCATATTGTCCTACTTCAAATTGTGTTACTACATTAGACAAATCAACTATATAAAACGATTGATTGTCTGATATAACTGTAAAATCAACACTAATTTTCTGTTTTGTCACCTGATTTTCAAATATCAACTTATTAACAGTCTCATTTGATATTTTAGGGAAACTAACTATTCTACTTTGATTAGATATATATATCATAGTTTTATTGTTTATTTAAATAATAATATATTTTTTTGAAATTTTTAATTTGTTTTTTGCGTATTTTCAATGATATAATGTAAATTTTGATTGTTTTGACAAATAACAAAGTTGGTGAACCAATTTGAGTGGTGAACCTAACAAAGTCTTGAAATCCTTTGTGATTTCATTACAACAAAAAAAGGGTATGTCGTTTGACACACCCTTTAAATGCTATGATTAAAAAATCTTATTCACCTGCACTTAAAAGTTCAGGTATGATAGTTGGATCTACGAAATGAGGTAATTCTAATGATACATCTTGTAAAGTCAATGTATAACCATTTAAGTCTGTTATTGCTGTACCTGATTGTTGATTTACTGCTGTTACAGATACTTCGTTATCTTTTCCTAACAAAATATATTGTCCGTACATATCTTCAATAATAACAACTGCTGCTGCGTTTATTGCAGATTGAATTTCTAAACGTTTAGTTGCTTCTGCTTTTGTAAATTGAAGGTTCAAATCAGTAGTAACTGCTTGTGTACCGATAGCAGGGTCTGATGATAACGATGTTGTATAGTTACCTGTGTTCTTACGGAACAACCATTGTACAAAGTATGTACCTTTTTCTTTTGTTATTGATGTGATAACACCCATCTCATCAACAGCACCAATTGTCACATTCTCTTTTTGAGCAATTAACACACGTTTAATACCACCTGCTGATGTATCACATTTACCGTTTATACCTGTTAATGTTACTGTATTACATGCCATATTTGTATTATATATCTTTTTTAGAAAGTTTGTGGGTGTATTTCAACCCACAAACATATTTTTAAGGGTTATTAAATTATTGTTGTTTTGCAGTTACAACCATATCAGGGAATGCAATTTGTACACCTGCTGTGAACTCAACTGCTAATCTGTGTTCACGGTTGTCTTGTGAGTACCAAAATTCGTATTTCTCTTCATCTTCTGTCATATCAACACCATATACGAAGTTGTCTTTGTAAGAAGCAAAGTAACGACCTGTACCATTCAAACCATCAACGTAGATTACACGAACGTTAGTGCCCGGAATTAACACAGAATCAGGCATTGCTACATCTTGTAAACCTGATGTGATTACTAAGTTACCGTTAGCAATAAGTTCTTGGATATAAGCACGATAACTATCAGCACCCATGTACATTACTACTTCACCTTTGCTAAATGCTGCTGATGGGATTGCTTTATAAACACTGTTTACGATAGAAGTAACAGTTGCACCACTTGCATAAGTAACAGTATCTGCTAATGTTGCAGCATCTGCTATTTTAATCATACCATCAAATTTGTTAAGGTTAGCATCAGAAGAAGCAGTATCACCTTTCCACAAAGCAACTTCTAATTTAGAAGCAATGCTTTCTCCTACACCTTTCATGAAATCTTCTTCAAATGGAAGTGTTTTTTGACCTGCTGCTACACGAACATCATAGTTCATCCATGTTTTAAGCAATTTCTTATCGCAGAATGACATATTGATTTTGATTGCGCCCGGTGTTAAATTACGTTGTGAAAGAGTAGATTCACCTGCTTCGTTCCAACCACAAGCAGAACCGTCACCAAATTGTACGTTAGTTGTTAAAAGATTAAGAGCAGTTGTACCCTTTACACCTGTCATAAGGTTGAAATGATATGCTGTACGAGCACCTAAAACTGCATTACGTAAAAGTGGAAGTTTTTGTTCGTCCACATAAGTTTTAAGACTTGAAATATTAATTGCCATATTATTATTGTGTTTTTTTTAGTATTATTCAAAATATTTTAATGCACCTGATTTTGGTGCTGTGTTTTCTTTAATTGTTTTACCCATTTTGATTGGTTCTTCAACAGGTTTGTCTAATTGTTGTTCTAACTCTTTAATTTTAGCAGTCAATTCTTCAATAACTGCGTCACGGTCTTTAAGTAAACCTTCAAGTTCTTCAATTTTAAGGTCTTTTTCATCAGGTTCAGGTTCTTGTTTTGGTTCTTCAACAGGTTCTTCTGCTAATGGTTCTTCTACAACAGGTTCCTCAACAGGTTCAGGTTCAACTTCTTCTTGTTTGATTTCTGTTACCTTACCATCTACAACCACTACAATAACATCATCTAATTTATATTCACCATCACTAACAGGTACTAATTCACCGTTTTCGTTCTCTATTGCTACTTCTGTTCCTTCAACCAATTCACCACTTACAACAATCTTTCCTTGTTCTGTGATGTACTCTTTGAATTGAATGAGCATTTTTGCTAATTTCCACAATTTATTTTTCATTTTGTATAGTATTTTTATTCTGATAACAATTCGTCTATAAGGTCTTCTATTTCGTTAGGTTGTGTTGGTTCTTCAAGTTCAAAAAATCCTTCAACTGAAAATCCATTAAATTTACCACTTCTTATTAACTCCCATACATCTTCGTTTTCAACTTTATAAGCAGCAAACCAACTACCATTTTCGATGTGTTCAAATCCTATTGGGTTCATTCCTGCTTCTGTATTCTTAATAAAAGATTGTAGTAAATAAACTCCTTTTGTGTCCTTATAGTGTTCTAAGTTTATATTGTTAAAGTTTTGGTCAATCATGAACTTCTCATATAGTTCTTTGATTGTTTCAGCAGAAAATACAACGTAATATTCTCCCATTGTTGGAGAGTAACGGTATATTGGAAAATCAGCACGTAAAGCAACTCCAAAAACAATATGCTGTTCATCATCAACAGAGAACTCCATTTGGTGTTCATCAGCAAATTTTAAGAAGTTGTCTTCAACAGCAGGGTACTCTACTAAACTCATTTTGTTTATACCTTCTGCATTGCCTAAAACGATATTATATATAGGTAACTTTTTCATGTTCAATTTTATAATGTTTTTATTTATTTGATTGTAAACTTTTTATCTCAATATGTGTTTTCTGACTCCTGAACAGACACTTTGTTCATTGTAGAAGCAATATCTGATTCTGTAACGTAAACCTTTGTATCTTTAATCGCACCTTCTGTTGAAGCACCTTGTACAGCAGAACTATATTGAACAGGTGGAATAACCATACTATTTACAGCAGTTGGGTTTATTGCTCCACTTGCTGTTGCTGAGTTCAATGTTTGTGATTTGATTTTTGCTATTTGAACACCACCTAATGCTGCTGTTGCTGCTGTTTGTACTGCTCCAACAATAAATGAAGCAGGAGCAGGAAGTGCCATTGAACTTGTCCATGCTGCCATTATACCTGCAAGCATATTCATTGTAGTAGCAGCAATTTGAAGTTTCTTTTGTTGTTCAAATCCTTTCTTAGTAGATACATCTTGGTCTTGTGATATAGCATTTAAGAGTGTTCCAATACCACCTAATGCGGTTGCTGCTACCTGACCATAAGACTGCCAACCTGCTTTACCTTCTTTTGAAACAATATCCATTGTTTGTTGAAATGCTAATTGGAATTGGTCTAATGAAGCAATCCATTGAGAAGACAAACCAAGAGATGATTCACCAAAAGCAGTAACAGTTTGTTTCAAACCATCAAAGAACACATCACCTGCTTTTCTCATACTTTCATATTGGTTTGTTACAACCTCTGTTGTCTCAGTTGTTAATTCACCTAACTCCTTCTCCAACTCAAATATTTTAGTGAGTTGTTTTTCGTGTTCTAATGTGCCTTCTTCGTATAAAGTAAGACGTTGTTTTTCTATTTCAATCTCACCTTCAATGAGTTCTTTTTCGGTTTTGTCAGAACGTTTTAATTGTTCAAGTTGGATATTATAACGTTCTTCGTATAATTGTTTTACACGTTTTAATCCATTTTGTAAATCTTCATCGGTAAACTCTACTAAGTCTAATGCTTTCTTCTTTGTTTCATCTACAATCTTTGTCGCAGTTCCATCTGTACCACCATTTACACCGTTATTGATACCTTGTAAGATAGTGTCAATTGTCATCTCATCAGCAATTTCTGCTGCTAATGCATTCATTTGTTTTTGGTATTCATCTACTTCAGCATAAAGTTTATTTCTAATTTTTGCGTTTTCCTTCTTAGCACCTTCTGCTGTCCAAATCCACCCTGCCTGTATGTGGTGTGTCATTCCTAATCTTTCAGAATACTCTTTTCTATATGAAACTTTATCGTTTGCAGCAACCTTTTGTTTTTCATACTCTTGGTCTGCTTTAACTTTTGCTTCTGTATATTGTGCTGCAAGTTCAGTCAATTGTTGTTGTTTAGCAGTAGCAATAGCACGTTTTATTAATGCCTGTACGACAGCATCAGTATTGTTTACAAACTTATCTTCTGCGTCTTTGAGATTTTTAACTGATATACCTAATTTATCAAACTCATCTTTGTTTTTCTTAATCCACTGCATTTTCTGATAGTCAGTTTGCAGTCTTTTGTATTGTGCTTGTAACAATTTATAGTCTGATAATGTTCCTTGAATAGCAGAACCTATTTTCTTTCTGTAACTCTCTTCTGCTTCTGCCTGTTTCTTCTTTGCTGCTTCTGCTTCTTCTGCTGCTTTCTTTTCTGCTTCAAGTTGTTTAGATGTTTTACCTAAAAATGGTAATGCTTCCTTAATGCTATCACCCCATAATTTCCAAGCAGCAGTTAATCCTGCAATTACTGCTGTTATTGCTAAAAATACTTTTGGTTGCAATGCTGCTTTTAACAACTTTGCTGCCTTTGTAGTTGAAGTGATAGATGCTGCTAATTTACCCATTGCTTTTACACCATCATCAATAGCAGACAATCCTTGTACTACTGCCATTAAACCTTGCATTCGTTTGATTGTCTCATCTACTGCTTCACTTTCAACACCCATTGCCTGTAAACCACCTGCAACTGCTTCAAAAGCACCAATCAGACCTGCTGCTACATTGGATACGTTACCTACCATATCACCAAAATCAGCAGAAGCACCTTTAATAGATTCGTTGATTTCGTCTATTTGGTGTTTAACTTCACCTGCTTTGTTTGCAATCTCCAAAAAGGCATCAGAACCTTCTTCAAGATTTGTCATTTGGTCTTTGTACTCTTTAAGTTCTTTTCTTAAATCTTTAAGTGACTTAACGGCAGGGTCAGTATCAATTTGAATTATTTTTATATTGTCTTTACTCATATTGGTTCAGATTTAATTTATAATTATAATGTAAAAAAAATGAGAGTATGTTTTCACTACATACTCTCAAATCTTATTAGTTGTTTATTATGCTAATCTAACACCTATCTTCCATTCGTGTCTTCCGTTGAATAATATAATATCACCAACACTTCCTACTTCTTGTCCTTGTGTGTCAAATCTGAAATGGATAGGTTTCATATTAGAAGGTGCATAGATTGTTCCACTTCCATTGGTATATTCTCCCCAATCTTCTTCATCTCCACCTGCGTTAACATATAAGTTTTGTAATTCAGCACTTGTATCAGTCCAAGTTACGTCACTATTTGCTGTGAGATAGATTGTTTTTATGCTATCTGAACTGTCTAATAGGATATAGTCAAAATCTTCATTCCACAACTCACCGTCCCATCTATAAACCTTAAATATTTCGTTATAGATTAACCTTACATCAATATCAGTTGTTTGTCTTTCTGTTGTGAACCTAATTTTACTATTTATAGTACTAACATCACCTTCTTTGTCCATTCTAAATGTTACAGGAACTAAGTTACCTGACGGAATAAAACCACTTCCTGACTTTTCAGTTGATTTATCGTTATTATATGATATGTACAAGTCTTGAAGTGAAGAATCAACTGCTGTCCAATGTACGTCACTATTAGGAGAAGTTATATAGATTGTTTTCTCTAATGGGTCTGTATTTTGTAGTTCTATTTTATCAGTTGAAGTCCACTCTGTTTTATCACTATCATAAACCACAAATGATGTATCAACTACCAATGCTACACTTACTCTAATATCAGTTCTTCCGTTAGAGAATACAATATCTCCAAACTCATCTTCACGGTCTTCCATGATAAATGTAACAGGCACTAATTCACCGGCAGGAATAACACCACCACCATTTGTTGCATTACTAATATCGTTGTTATAATAAATCTTCAAACCTTGTAGTGCTAAACTTTCGTCTTTCCATGTTATATCAGAAGTAGAAGTGATGTAGATTGTTTTAGTCATACCAACTTCTGTGAGTGTTATATAATCACGATAATAATTCCACTTCTGATATTCATCGTTGTATATATTAAACAACTTAAAATTAGTATCAGTATAACCTTTTATATCTTGTATTGTTATTAGATCAACTTTTGTTGTTTGGTTTTCATCAATATTATAGTCATATATCTTATTAACCATATAAAGTTGATTTTGGATTTTAACAAAGTTGTTATATTGGAAGTTAGCAATATCATATGGGGTTAAACGTAAGTAACAAGTAACAATCTTATTTTGTTTATTGTATCTTTCGTTTAGATAGTTCTCCCAAAAGTTATGATATATGGCAGGTTTATTGTCATAATTGTCTTTTAAGTATGTATAGTTCTCATTTGGTATCGTGAAGGTACATAAATTATCACTTTCTACTATATCAAGTAATGGATATTTATATGTTCTTAATATTTTGTCTTCTTGTCCATTTTGTGCATAGAAGTAAGTTTGATTTATTGCTTGTAAATATGTGTCATCTGATATATTAACAAGTCTCATAGCACTTGTATCATCAAAATTAACTAAACCATTATAAAACAACATACTACCAAATACATTTTGGTTTTTCTTATCTTTATCTTTGTTGTATGTTGTAATCTCAGCAGGTAAAGTATAAATAATCTTCATTTTGTCATATAAGTTACTCCAACTTAGACAAATATCAGTAGAAGGAATTGCTACTTTTGCATTGTTAAACAACTTCTTTTCACTGTTATTAAATTCATAATCAGTTGTTAGTCTATACTCTCCAAAATTACGACCATACTTCTCATTATAATCTGTATTTAACTCTGTATCGTATTTCTCATAGTTAAACAACAAATATTTATTATCAAAAGTAATAGGTTGTATGTGATACTCTTTACTTAAATCCAATTTATCTGTCCAATCAAGTACTTTATAGTTGTTAAAATATGATGATAACGGTTTAAATGTTAGCACTTTATTTATGTCATCACAAAATACACCTATTCTGTATTGCTTACAATAGTTAATTATCTCATCAAATAAGTTGAATTCCTTATTCCATAAGTCATTAAGTGTAAAGTTAGCACCTGAACGTTTATAAGTGTTATTTGTAGATAAATCAAATTTTGTATTACCTAACATTTCAACTGTTATTGTTTGTGGCACAATACGATTTTTTAAGTAAACATCTTCTTTGTTTAAATAGAAATAGTAAACTGTTAAATTCTCAAAATAAGAAGCAACATCAATATAAAAATCACTTCCGACTTGTTGTCTATCAATCAAGAACTCAAAATTAACATTAAAATCAACACTCCAAGTTCTACCACCTTTGTTTGTTAAAGCAGGTATCTTGACAATATTCCAATCACCATTTATAGTACCACCGTCATAGTTTTCATTGATAATAACATTTTTACTAAGTGCAACAGGTTCACGATTCTCATTTAACAATCTAAATACTACATATAAACGTGAACCCTGATTTAATATGATTTTATCTGTTGTAGTTCCTGTTTGTTCATTGTTATAGTCATATGGGTTTGTAACAGTCAATCTAAAAGGATATGATTGTTTGTTTATAATAATAGTATCTATTTTGTCTTCTAAGAATTCTTGTCTAACATCATCAAGCATTTGATTTGAAAATGTAGAGTAAATCGGTTCAAAACTTTTAGGTATATATGTATTTGGTTGTTGGAGTATTCCACCACTATTGTTTAGTAAGAAATATGATGTTCTTAATGGTTCTGTTACACCTTCATAACTGTTGTATTCTTCTTTTGTGTTGAACTTCTCTAATATGTATGCCATTTTATTCCAATAAGGATTAGAATTATTGAACCATGTAGTATCTAAATGAACTGAATAACCTGTGATTTCTTCTGTCTTCTTAGTGAATATCTGAAACAACTTATTAAAATAGATGTAAGGTATCTGCATATATGAACGATACTCACCAATTTCACGTGGCAATAATCCTTCTCCGATAACAGTCTCAGCATCTATACCTGTGAAATGAGCATAGTTTGTACCTTCTTCTATGTTATTTGCTCTATCGTTCAAAACTTCTGCAAACGGTTTTGAAGATTTGAAGTCTTTTTGGAAGATTTTATAGTCAAAGTCATCATCATAAGAGTTGTTTGGTATGAACCCAATATAGTCTTGAATACGGTATTTTGAATTAGTACTCTCAAATAGGTCTAAATCGTCTAAGTTTGGTTCGTTATTCCACAACTTATGAACCAACTCTTTATTTATAACCTGATTAACATATTTGCTTCCATCAATTAAATATTTTGTATCATCAGTTGTAGTATCAAAGGTAATCTTCTTCATCTCTTGGAATACTTTGCCAAGTTCACCATTAAGAGTAATATTGTAGTGTCCTTTACCGTTAGCAGAACGACTAATATCAATATTTTTTGCGTAACCTTGCATTATAATTGCATTACCCCATTGTAATCTGAAATCAACTTTCTTATAAGGATTAAAGTAGATACCCATTAAAGTGCTATCACCATCAACAATCAATCTATCTATATTAAACAACTCACCAAACAACTTATTATTAGATTGAGTAAACGGAATTTGTACTGTTTTAGACCAATCGTTTTTAATATCTGTTGGAGAAGTGATGTCTTCAAATTGTTTGTTTATAGCAAATATTACACTTTTATCTAATTCTACTTCTTTATTATTCAAAAACAATCTAACCATATTAGTAAATCATATATTCAGTAGTGTCTAATTCAACTTCTAATTGAAGATTGAAAAGGTTTCTGTTTTGGTTCTTAAATGTCTTCTCTTCGTAGTCTGTTGTATTTAATATTACGTTGTACATTTTATCTTCGTATGCATCATATAATAGTAAATAAGGAGAGACAAATATACTTTCGTAAAATGGATATAAGTCCTGTTTAATCCATTTAGTATTCAATGTCCATTTAGGTGCATTAGTTATATCAATAATCTTCTTAGCATTTTGATAATTCACTATTTTGGTTTGTGCTATACCTTCACTATATTTTAGAGTTCCGCCAAAAGGTTGACATTGAGGCATTCCATAACGGTCTTTCCATTTCAAAAAGAACCTACTTTCGTTATCAAAGTTAGCAATTGTGTATTTATATCTGTTTTGTGATGTAACAGGAGAGAAAGCAATTATATCTAACGACTTAACATCACACACATCTTCTCTGATTAACCAACTTAAAGGAATAGAATATTGATATACCCCACCACCTGCTAATTGTACATATTCAGGAGTATCAACTAAACCACTTTTATAGTTGACACTGAAACTATTTATAAAAGGCATATTTTGATACGCACATACCATATCAAACGTAATATTTGAACTCATTACAGCAGGATATGTTGGTATTAAGTGTCCTTGATGTGTTGTAGAGTTCCAACCTTGTAGCATCGGCATTGAACCAATATCCTGTTTTACAAAATTATCTAATATTGGAGTTGACATATAACTTTTATAAAATGGATTTTCATATATCATAAACTTTTGCGTGTTCTGTGTATATTGTTCTCCATCAATGTAGATTGTTACTTCTACCTCTTTTACTAAACTACTCTTTTCTCCACTTGTTGCGAAAGGTGGTTTGTTCACATCAACAAAGTTCCTTAAAATATCAGTTACATCGATTATAGGATTTTTGTCTGCTTCTAAATATGTATTACCTACAAACACAACTTCTCCATCAATTGCTACATTATAACGATATACACCACTTACAGTAGGTTTAGGAGAAAACCATATTTGTGTATTTCCACTAATTAAACTTGCCATTGTATTATTATTTATTTCGTATTTGTTTTAGTTGTCTTTCTTGTTCTTTTGCTTTTAGCACTTCATAAGATACAATGTAGAATATGAGGTTTATTGACTCATTCATTACATCTGTTAACGTCTCATTTGTTACTTCGCAATATTTAAGAAGGTATGGAATGATTCCAAATTGAGTGAGTCCATTTCCTTGATTGATTTGATTAGCATCTGTTTCTTCTCCGTCGGCATCTCCATCTTCTCTACTTGTTGTATCAAATAGAAGGGGAAAAGCAGTAAGAATAGATGTAATTGATTGCTGAAAAAAAAACTTATTGTATGGACAACATCAATAGGAAGTTCTAACACATCTTGCTGAACTTTTGAAATATCATATCCTGTATTGTACTTCTCACAACCTTTTGGAATAAAGAACACAGAGAGTAGTTTTTCATAGCACAAAGGTTGTTCTTTAACGTAGTTTTGATAGTCTATAAATTGTGCTGCTGTTACTTTTGTTAAATCCAAATTAGACTTATATGTTGTACCGTTCAAAGTATATGTGTCTTTTAACTTTGCTTTTGGTATTTGATTACCCATGAAAGATATATCATACTTCTTTACTTCTGATAATGGTAAACTTTGACTATCAACATCGTATATAACGTCTATTAAGTTAAACAAAGTATAATCGTCTTCTACACTTAATATATCTTGTATCTGTAAGTATTTCTTTAATGTGATATTACTCCAATTCATCGTTTATCTGTTTATTTATTTGTTGCTGTATTTGATTTAATAATAAATCATAAACCTTATCTATTAAATTAAAATCGGAAATTGTTTTGTTTAAAAATGGTTTTGGTCGTGTTCCAACTTTTGAAATCTTACGTGCTATAAGAAATGCCAATTGGTCACGTGTTGGAAGTTTACCTTTCATTGGTCTTGGTAGTACAGGTTTCACATCAATCCATTTGCGTATTGCTTGTATTGGTGGAAAGTGTGGTCGTGTTCCATATTCAATATACTTCCAATAGTCTTCTAATGAGATTGAAATTTCAATCCATTTACCTTTCTGTTTTACTACACTCTTTAACGACTGAGACAACTTACTTGAAGCATTTATATTTTGTTGTTTTAAGTCATCTCTAACTGCCTGTATAAATTGTTGTAGTAATTGCTGTATATCTGTTAAGTCTAAGTTATCCATCTTTATCTTCTGATATATTCCATAAAGCAGAAATCAATATACACAAAGACATTACTAAGTCATCATGTGAACCATTGGCACCTGCGTATTTTACTGTTCCTAACTCATTTATCTTTGCTTCAAACATAGACAACTGAGTAAGCAATTTTGTATCGTTTGGAATTATAATATTTTTCTGTTCAAACAATGTACATAGCATTTCAACTATACGTTTCTTTGATGCGTTAGTTGTGTTAAATGTTCGTGTTGTAATTGAGATCTCATCTGCCCAATTTGATGTGTTGTTATAATTATCTTCTAACATCTCTATCTCATCACGAAGCAAATCAAAATATATATTACCAATTGAGTTCTTCTCTACAACAATTGTTATATCTTTGAAACCTCTTGATATATAATAGTTTACTATCTTGCAAATATACTCTATTGTGTCGTTTACACGTTTATCATTAAAGTAATACACACGATGAATGTTGACCATTGCATTTAAGTTCTGTCCAACTGTTATAGCAGTATCGTCTTTGCCTGTACCTGTACCCCAATCGACACCTATAAAAAGTGGTTCATTTGTGTTGATTTCTGTGACATTAACACAATCTTTATAGTTGCTAAATACAGTTCCATCACCGTCTATGAATTCTGCTAAGTACTCTGCCTGAAAAGTAAGTTTAGGTAGTTTAGATTTGTACATATCTAACACATCTTTTGGTAAGTACTTTGATAAATCGTAAGTTGTCCAATCAAAAGTAAGTACGTTAGAGTGATTTGTTAGACCATCTGTGTATAATTCGTAGAACAATCCCTGTTTATATTTAGGAGTTGAAAATAAAAATATATCTGACTTATACACATTGGTTATAGGTACACAAATATTATAGAAGAAATCAGAATCAATAAATGCTGCCTCATCTACACACAATATACCTGCACGTTTAGTTGTGAAACCACGTACATTATCTCCTTGCTCACACGATTTGAAGTGAATACATGAACCATTTATAAACTCAATAGACAACAAACCTGCATTAGATTTTTGTATGATAGGTTGTGCTGTTGAAACAATCTCCTGAAACAACTTTCGTGATTGTGCTGTTACAGGAGATATTGCCATTGATATAGAATTAGGTTCTGAAAGAGATGCCATAATAAGCAAATACTCTAATACAACAGACTTACCTACCTGACGTGGAGACTTAATAACAAACCACTTCCCATGTTTGTTGTTTGAGTATTGTGTTACTAAATCCTGTTGCCATATATTTAGAGGTGGCATTGTTACTGTCATTATGAGAATTTCAATTCTATATTTGCGTTAATTGGTTCTTCTTGTTTTGGTTTTGGGTTGTTTGCTAATGCTTCACGGTCGTCTTTGTCACCTATAATCTTATACAAAGCAATTAGACCTGTTGGATTATTTATATTTAACAACTTCTTTCTGATTTCTGCCTTCATATTCAACTTGTTGTCATTAAGTGCTTCCATAATTCGTTCATGTTCAGGGTCACCTTCTTTTACGTGTGTATAGTAAGTTCTTTTGACAATCTTCATCTTATTGAATATCTCATGGAAGTAGATTATATCAGGGTTGTTCTTTATTATATCCAACATAGTCTGAATAAGTACTTCTTTTGACTCATATACTTTACTACGACCTTTTGGTTTTTTATTTGGCATATTATTTATCTTTATTTTTATTAACTTGATGATTATAAGCAGCATATAACTGCGCACATAGATTAAATAAACCTGAATTACAATTATCACAATATGGTAATTTATGAGACTCTGCAACTGTTTTGATGTCTGTTCTAAATTCAGGAGTTATAAATGAACAACTATGATTTGTTATGATAGTTGAAATTATCTTTATGTGTTTCTCTACAATTTTGAGTTCTTGTTTACTTAGTTTTATCATTGTTGTTTTCGTTATATTTTTATAATGTCATTTGAAATTACTTAGTTAACACATTATGTAACTTATTGAATACTAAATCTATTGCTAAGTCTATGAAACCTAAAACATAGTATATTAGTTTTGTGTATATTGCATTTAATAGAGCAATTGATATAGCAACTATTAACCATAATAAAGTGAATGGGTTAATGGTTAGTAGGTATATCAAAGAAATCCAAAAAGTTAAACAATATGAGCAGTTGAAAGGTTTATTTACCCACACATTAGTTATAGAGTTGTTTGTGATTTTACTTGCTATAAAGTTAGCAATTTTGTTAGGAATATTTTGTCTGTCAACTAATTCTACTATTATAAAGTTGATTAGCAGTAAAATAAGTATGTGTGTTGTCATTTTAGTAGGTTGTTTATTTTATTAAGTATTTTGTATATGTATTGTCTTGAAACATTATACATTTTAGCAACATCAGATATTGAGTACTGAGATGTTAAGAAAATCATATCTTTGTATAGTTGTGGTAAGTTATTGTATTTTAACACTTTATGTAATTGTTCATCATCAAAGTCATTATCATTTAGTATTGAGTTGATTATCTCTTTTGAGTCTTTAAGTGCCACTTTAAGTACCTCATTGTTACAAATCTTCATAGTCAGTAAGTTCTGCTTTATTTATAGTTGTCTCATACAATTTATTAAAAGTTGATTTCTTATTAACCAATTGATTAAGACAGATTTGCGCAAAGTAGTTTTCTAACTCTTTATTGATGTACAACTTTTCTAATTTATCTGTTGGGATATTATACAACTCTACAAGCATCTGTTGTTCATAGTCCTGTAATAACTCCCAATTGTAGTATGGGATTAACTTCTTATATATTTTGAGTGGGATGTGTTTGCTGTATATATCTGCTATGATGTCTTTCATTGTGTTTAAGGATGTTTATTTGACGTTTAAGACACTTTAATTGTTTACTAATATAAATTATTAGATTTAGGATTTAAGTTGTTTATACGTCATTTATTTGTGTGGAAGTATTTGATTATTAGGCACTTCTATAAATATATAATAAACAAAAAGAGTTGAATTGTTAAATATTCAACTCAAAAATAGCAAAATGCTTATAAGTGATTGGTAATGAATTAGATAGATGAGAAATTGAAAACTTTAAGCAAACAGCACCTATAAAGTTATTTATATATATAATCTATGAAACCCATTTTGCTTAAAGTTTTCAGTTTTGGGTTTAATCAGTTGATATATAATCAGTTATAAAGAAATCACACACATATACGTACGTGTGTGATTGTTTTGTCACTGTTCTACTATTTGT